ATGGCTCTGACCAATCAACTGTTTCAGGTTGAGGTTGGGAAATATAGTGTAAGCGGCCCTAACCTCATTAAGAATAGTGATTTTAAAAATGCTACGAATGAATGGGGCTCAACTCAAAATTTAGGAAGATTGGTTAAGCATAGCTTTTATCACAACGGGCAGAAAGACCTTATGCGTTTAAGTAATGCAACTAAAAACGAAAACTTTTTGTATAGTCACCGTTTTAATCTTGAACGAAATACTGACTATGTACTGAATTTTAGAGGATTTAACAACAGTGCTCTCGCAAGCTATGATGTTTATATTTTGGGACGAAGAGCAGGCGAGAGCGATGGATTCACAATCGTTAAGAAAGTTGTTAGCAGCAAGAAACTATCTACCTCTAGATGCGAAGATGTCTCAGTAACTTTTAATTCCGGAGAAATGGATAATGCTTACATTCGTTTTGATAACAATGGTTCATCATCAGGAACAGCTGATTTGTATATTACAGAAGTTGACTTGTACAAAGGTTATAAACCTAGAACATGGCAACCACATCCAGAAGATGCAGTCGCAGATGCGAATAAGAAGCTTGAAGCAACGCAAACAAAAATGACTCAACTAGCTGGCTCATGGGTAGTTGAAAACATCAACTCGGCTGGAGATATCATCTCTGGAATCAATCTTGGCGCCAATGGACATAACCGCTTCGTTGGGAAATTGACCCACATCACTGGAGAGACCCTGATTGACAGAGCAGTCATCAAGTCTGCCATGGTTGATAAGCTCAAAACGGCCAATTTTGAAGCTGGTTCGGTCACGACTACGATATTAGACGCTGAAGCGGTAACTGCTGAGAAGTTGAAAGTTGACAATGCGCTTATTAGAAAATTAACTGCAAATGATGCTTTTATTGACCAACTGATATCTAAACGTATCTTCTCTACTAAGGTTGAGTCCGTCATTTCTAGCTCAACCTTCCTAGAAGCCTATCAAGGCCGAATCGGTGGATTCACACTTGGTCAATTTGACCAGGGTGGCGGTCGCTGGATTTCAGGTGTCAATCAGTTCTCTGTTGGTATGGGGAATGGTGCCGGGTATGGAGTCCGGACAGCCTTCTGGGCGAACTGGGGAAATAATTGGAACTATGCCGGACCTAAAGCATGGAACGTCAATACTGATGGGAAAATGTACTGTAGGAATGAAGTCGGTTTTTATGATCAAGTGGATTTTTCGAATTCATCGAGAGCAAACTTCTATGGGAATACTACTTTTTCTCGTTCTCCTGTGTTTTCAAATGGTATCGAACTTGGAAGTAAAGATGTGCTTGGTGATGGCTGGAATCCCAAAGGAGGAAGGAATGCGGTTGTTTGGTGGAATCAGGTCGGTAGCGGTAGCGTGAAGTATTGGATGGAACAAAAATCAGACAGACGCTTAAAAGAGAACATCACAGATACAGCTGTGAAAGCCTTGGATAAAATCAACAGATTAAGAATGGTTGCATTTGATTTCATCGAAAATAAGAAACATGAGGAGATTGGTCTAATAGCTCAAGAGGCTGAAACCATCGTTCCAAGAATTGTCTCACGAGATCCTGAGAATCCAGATGGCTATCTGCATATTGACTATACCGCTTTAGTTCCTTACTTAATCAAGGCTATTCAAGAATTAAATCAAAAAATAGAAAAAATGGAGAAAACAATAGCATGAATAACAACATGTTGACCAATATCACACTTTAAAGCAATTCAGGAGCTTGCTCTTGAAAATAGAAAACGAACACACAGATTGGAGAACTTAGAAAATGAACACAGAACAGCTTAACCGAGCCTTACAAATGACAATTCGTGAAATGTCAACAACTTCAACAGATTCGATGATTACAAGTAATATCTTGAGTATTCAGTTGAATGAGCAAAGGGAAGAGAATCAAAGACTTCAAGCACGAGTGGATGAGCTGGAAGCTCTGCTTGATGAACAAACTAAACCAGCAGACAAAGGAGAATAGACATGGCAGAAACAATTCAAAACACAGATAACTTACTAGACCTTACAAAAATCACAGAACCATTTGATCTTGCGAGTGCTTTGCGCTACATGAAAGAAAATGGAGAGTTCATTCGTTGCAAGAATGTAAGCGATGACTTCTATATGTATCGTGATGTTCAAAAACGTCCTGTGATCGTAAATGGCCGTCGCCAATTCAAGGATGTTGAAACCGTTTGGGCGTTCAACCAGTGGGGTGGTACAATCGCAACAATCAACGTAGCCGTTCTGTTGAATCATGAATTCTATATCATGAAATTTGATGCAGAGGGCAATCCTGACTGGACGGTTCCAACGGTAGAACCTAAAGAATAGGAGGTTGTATGCAAATTGAATTTTTCAATTTTCTAAGAAGTGTCGTACAGACTGAAGATGGTTTGGTATTGTACGCTCTAGCACTGATTGTCTCAATGGAAATCATTGATTTTGTGACAGGGACGATTGCGGCAATTATCAATCCTGACATCGAGTACAAGAGCAAAATCGGCATCAATGGGCTATTCGTAAGATTTCAGGGGTTCTCTTACTGATGATCCTCATTCCGGCGTCCGTTTTGTTGCCTGAAAAGACAGGTTTTGCATTCTTGTACTCAATCTATCTCGGGTACATCGCATTTACTTTTCAATCTCTCATTGAAAATTACCGCAAATTAAAAGGAAATGTTACTCTTTTTCAGCCGATTGTAAAAGTATTTCAGCGATTACTTGAAAAAGATGATGATACGAAAAAAGGAGAATAACAAATGCAACAAATTACTGAAATCATTACTAATGGAGCAATCAGCATCCTTGTTATTTTGGCTGGTATCGCAGTCAAGGCAGTCAAGGACTACCTGGTTCAAAAAGGTGGAGAAAAGACCATCAAAATCGTTGAAATCTTGGCCAAAAATGCAGTAAATGCCGTGGAGCAGGTAGCTGCTGAAACTGGTTACAAGGGAGATGAAAAACTGGCACAGGCTCGTGCTAAAGTCCGTGCTGAGCTTACAAAATACAATATTAGCATGACTGACAAAGACTTAGACACCTTCGTAGAGTCAGCAGTGAAGCAGATGAACGACGCTTGGAAAGGACAAGAGTAATGGATATCGATACAAGCAGACTACGTACAGGCTTGCCACAGGTTGGGGTGCAGCCTTATCGACAAGTACACGCCCACTCAACAGGCAACCGTAACTCAACCGCTCAAAATGAAGCTGATTACCACTATAGAAAGGACCCTGAACTAGGGTTCTTTTCACATGTTGTCGGAAACGGCCGTGTCATGCAAGTAGGTCTTGTGAACAACGGAAGTTGGGATGTTGGGGGCGTTGGAATGCTGAGACCTATGCAGCGGTTGAACTGATTGAAAGCCATTCAACTAAAGAAGAGTTCATGATGGACTACCGCCTTTATATCGAACTCTTACGCAATCTAGCAGATGAAGCAGGTTTGCCGAAAACGCTTGATACAGACGACTTGGCAGGTATCAAGACGCATGAATACTGTACCAATAACCAACCAAACAACCACTCAGACCATGTGGATCCATATCCATATCTTGCAAAATGGGGTATCAGCCGTGAACAGTTTAAGCAAGACATCGAAAACGGCTTGAGCGCTGCAACAGGCTGGCAGAAAAATGGCACTGGCTACTGGTACGTACACTCAGACGGCTCTTATCCAAAAGATAAGTTTGAGAAAATCAACGGTACCTGGTATTATTTCGATGGCTCAGGCTATATGCTTTCAGATCGCTGGAAGAAGCACACAGATGGTAATTGGTACTACTTTGACCAATCAGGCGAAATGGCCACAGGCTGGAAGAAAATCGCTGACAAGTGGTACTATTTTGATGTAGAAGGTGCCATGAAGACAGGCTGGGTCAAGTACAAGGACACCTGGTATTATCTTGACGGTAAAGAAGGTGCTATGGTATCAAACGCCTTCGTCCAGTCCGCAGACGGAACAGGCTGGTACTACCTCAAACCAGATGGTAGCATGGCAGACAAGCCAGAGTTCACAGTAGAGCCAGATGGCTTGATTACAGTAAAATAAATAGAAAGGAAACTTTCTAAATTGTTCTTTCACCGCAGGCTTAGGCTTGCGGTTTTTTATTGCTCTGATTCTTCAAAAAAGCGTTTTCTTGAAGAATAGAGAGGTGTTTTGTCAAAAATAAAAACAGTGACCGAAATCACTGCTTTTTAAGTTCCTGGGCGTATGTTATCATGCTGATAGCGTGTTTTAGACGCATATTCATAATATCTGACACACCATTTTTTATACTTGTCCACGGCCTGAATAGACATGCCACAGTTTTTGCTAATAGCATAGGCTGTGGCATTGTCTAAAAGCCAGCGGATAGCTTCAATATCTACTGACATATATTACCTCGTAAAATACCAAATCGCAAATAGAAGTAGAACAAATCCAATAATGAATTCAACTTTTTCACGCTTGGTGGTTTTTCTAATTTTAAGATTTACTTTCATTGTTTTTCCTGTTATAATTTAAGTACACCCCCCTAAGGGGTGGATAGTGATTTCTCACTATCCAATTTCTAAGTGCCATTCAAAGCTGATTATAAATAAGTTTATTTTGATGACTAGCTTATTTGTTTTGACTTTGAGTGGTTTCTTTTTGAACTTAAACATTTCATGTTCCTTTCTACTAGTTTCCTTGTCTAAGGTTTCCTCCTTAACCTTATGTATCTATTATACAACTTTAGTTGTAGAAAGTCAATGGTTTTAATAAATTTTTTTCAAAAAAATAGACCTTGTCCAGAGGTCGGGGAGTTGGAGGGGACACCCTCCAAGAGTGTTGATTTAATAAGATTTTATTTTACCTTTTTCATAATAATCTCCCTATAGAGTCACCGCATTCGGTGGCTTTTTTTGTGTTGGGATTCATGATATAATAATAAAATCGATAAGTAGGAAAAGAGAAAAGAGATGTATTATACGCTTGAAGAAAAAGAAGTCTTTATGAGGGAGGCTTTGAGAGAGGCTGAGATTGCTCTTGAACACGATGAAATTCCAATTGGTTGTGTGATTGTCAAAGATGGGGAAATCATTGGTCGTGGGCATAATGCGCGTGAGGAATTACAGCGAGCGGTTATGCATGCGGAAATTATGGCTATAGAGGATGCGAACTTGAGTGAGGAGAGCTGGCGCTTGCTGGATTGCACACTTTTTGTGACCATTGAACCTTGTGTCATGTGTAGTGGGGCGATTGGGCTTGCCCGCATTCCAAATGTGGTCTATGGGGCTAAAAACCAGAAATTTGGCGCTGCTGGGAGTTTGTACGATATCTTGACAGATGAGCGTCTCAATCATCGTGTGGAGGTTGAAATAGGAATTTTGGAAGATGAATGCGCAGCTATCATGCAGGATTTTTTTAGAAATAGACGGAAAAAATAA